GCTACGCCTACGCTGGCGGCTGCCATCACCAACGCACCGACAAGTTGTGCGGCTCTGATGGTCACCAGCGAGCGCATCATGTTCGCTCTGGGCGCATCGGGTAACCCGCGCCTGGTGAAGTGGTCAGACCAGGAAAATAATACAACCTGGACGGCGGCAGCCACCAACCAGGCGGGTGACTTTGAGATACCGTCAGTCGGCGCCTTGAAGTGCGGTAAGCGCGTGCGTGGCGTCAACATCCTGTTCACAGACGTGGACGCGCACGTCGCAAGCTACATCGGACTGCCCTACGTCTACAGTTTTGAGAAGATAGGCAGCGGTTGCGGGGTCATATCCGCGCAGGCGGTGGCCGCCATCGACACCTCCGCAATGTGGATGAGCAAGTCGGGATTCTGGTCCTATGACGGGTTTGTTAAGCCCATGACGTGCGACGTCGGTGACTACGTCTTCAACAACATCAACCTGTCTCAAGCGTCGAAGGTTTATGCCGTCCATAACTCGCAATATGGCGAGGTGACCTGGTTCTACCCGTCCATCTCCTCCAATGAGAATGATTCATATGTCACCTACAACTATCGTGAAGGTACTTGGTATTTCGGACTGATGGCTCGCACTGCTGGAACTGACAGGGCGGTATTTGCAAATCCTATGTTTGTCAGTACCGACGGGTACATCTACGACCACGAGATCGGCTACACCTACGACTCGGTGGCTCCCTACGCGCAGTCCGGTCCGATTGAACTCGGGAATGGCGACAACGTCATGGCCGTCAGGTCGGTTATTCCTGACGAGCAGACGCTGGGCGAGGTCCTGATCTCATTCACGGCTAGGATGTACCCGACATCAGCAGAGTCCAGTTATGGCCCGTTCAGCGCCAAAGCGCCAACTGATACCAGGTTCTCAGGACGGTCAGTTAAGATGAAGGTCACCGGAAACGTCCTGGAAGATTGGCGGGTCGGCGTGATGCGGCTGGAGGCTACGTCGGCAGGGAAACGGTAATGGAGGATTTCTGGCGGTTGGCACAACATATCGAAGCCGCCTTAGAATACTCAGCAGGAACCCACACTCTTCAAGATGTTGCGCAGGGTGTAGAGGAGAACAGATTCCAGGTTTGGCCTGGAGTCAAAAGCGTAGTCATCACAGAGATCATTGTCTATCCGCGACTCAAGAATCTGCACTATTTTCTTGCTGGCGGCGACCTAGATGAACTCAAGCGGATGCGACCACACATCGAGTCTTGGGGAAAGCAGATTGGTTGCACGCGAGTTACCCTGGCTGGCCGTAAGGGTTGGGCAAGGACGTTTTTAGCAGACGAGGGATATGCCCCGAAGTGGCATATTCTTAGCAAGGAGTTGTAGATGGCGACAAGGAACCGTTACGCTGAATTGATGGCGCAGTACCAGCAGGCGCAGCCGTTTTCATTTACAGGTTACCCATCAACCTACACCGGAGGGTACGACATAGCGCCTTATCAACCGTATGCTGCACCAGCTAACCGATACGAAGAGATCATGGCGCAAGGTACACGCTCTGGTCCAGGTGGACTACCAATAGATTACAACCCAACATGGACTGCTTTGAGTGATTCAGAAAAAGCAGCTGTCTATGCAAAGAGTCCAATTTTTTCTAGCATTACACAATTTGGACAAAATCTTTTTGGCGCTCTACCAACCCCATCAAATTTAATGCAACAGAAATTATCACCTGATTTTGTTGCTAGGCAGAAATTGATTGCGATGGGGATTGATCCTGCCACCAGGGATTACAGCAATGAAGGAAGAAATTATCCTGATACTACTGGTGGTTTTATTAACATGACACCAGTGCAAGGTGACACCAGTAACTACAGCAATGAGGGCCGTAATGCTCCTATTCCTAGTGCTTCAAGCGATGGTGGAAATTACAGCAATGAAGGGCGTAATAGTGGTGGTCCAAGCGGTGGAGGTGGAGGCGGTGACGGTGGTGGTGGCGTAGCTACCGGAGGAAACAACGGTGACGCATCAGGAGGAGGTGATCGAGGAACACGCGGTGGATTTGCCCAAGGCGGTCCCATATCAATGCAACACTTGCAAGGACCGGACCCAATGGGTCCTGATGACGGTTACGCCTCACTCAAGGATGGCGAGTACGTCATCAACGACAAGGCGGTCAAAAAGTACGGTATTGAGTTGATGAACGCTATCAACTCGGGCAAGATTTCAAAGGGCAAGCTGCGCGGCTTGCTCGAAATGTAAGGAGAAACGATATGTCTAAAGGCGGCGGTACTACAGTAAGCACCTCATCAATTGACCCTAGTCTGAAAGCGGCTTACCTACGCAATGTGGAGCAGGCGCAGGGCGTTGCTGGTGCGTTGCCGGTTCGTGAGTTTGCAGGGTTTAATCCTCTGTACCAGGCTGGTGAGGAGCAAGTCACAAACGAGGCATTGACTCCATTTACTGGTCAGTCAATTCAGCAGTTTATGAACCCATACGAAAACGACGTTGTCCAACGTGCGCTTTCAGATGTCGGTGGTGCTCTGCAAACTCAACAACTAAAAGATCGTCAGGCGGCTACAGCAGCACGCGCTTTCGGTGGATCACGCCAGGGCGTGCAGGAGTCACTCACAAACGCCGCAGCCATCAAGCAGGCCGCTGATACCGCTGCGCAGATGCGTGCTGCGGGTTACGGAACTGCTGCACAGTTGGCTCAATACGCGAAGGGCGCGAACATCTCCGGCGGCCAGGCGGTGATGGGCCTTGGCGGTGCGCGTCAGCAGTTGGAGCAGGCTCAGTTGGATGCCCTGCGCAACATCGGCCTGGAGAAGTTGCAGATTGCCACTGGAGGAATCAGCACCCAGCTACCCAACCTCGGCATGACCCAGACTCAGCCTTACTACACGAACCCATTGTCAGGTGCTTTGGGTGGTGCATTGGCCGGTCAGCGTTTGGGCGGTGCAAACTACGGTGGAACTGGCGCTTTGCTTGGCGGTCTGCTTGGATACTTTGGATAAGGGGAACAAGATGGCAACACTGTCAGATTTTTATCTTGGTGATCCAAGATTAAACCAGTATTACCTTGGTAGTGGAACTGAAGCCACAAGGTTCAATCAGAATTACCGTCCAACGACTAGATTTATGTCGAGAGGAAGAGGTCCTGAGAGTTTATATCTCAACAATTTTGGACCCTACGTTCCTACCCAAATGGGAGACTTCATTCCTAGCGCGGGACTGATGGGTGATGTGCCGCAACTGCGTTTTAATCCGCAAGTGCAACCACCAAGGATGCCTGTTGTCGTTGAAGACAGGATGGCTCAGGACAATCCTAACTATCGCGCTATGGCTGCACTAGAGGATGTCGCAGCACAAGCTGAACCAGCAGCGCAAGCTGAACCAGCAGCGCAAGAAGCAGCACCACGCCGCACACTCGGTCTGCTGGGCGATATGTTTGGCGGTGCATCCGCGCTGGACGAGTACATGACGCCAGAGCAGAGAGCGCAGATGCAGAACCAGGGCGTTATGGCAGCGGCCATGCAACTGCTTGCATCGTCAGGAGCCAGCCGCACGCCTGTAGGACTAGGCCAGGCGCTTGGTCAGGCATATGGTGCAGGCCAGCAGGGCTACACGGCAGCGCAGCAGAATCTGATGCAGAGCATTGCGATGAAGCAGAAGATGGATGAGTACAAGCGTGCGCGTGACATTGAGGCACGCATCAGTGGTGCATTGATTGGAGAAGGCGCAGAGCCTACACCTGGTGGAACCATCACGCCATTCCAAGCTATTCGGATGACGGGAACCGGATTGCAAGGGCCAACAAAGGCAGCGGCTGCACTGATTGGTGAAGAGGCTCCTGCTAGTGCTGGTGCGCCTATGAGCCAGGCAGATATGCTGTACAACAGATACATGAACGCATCAAACATTGCGGCTCAATATGGTGACACTGCAAAGGCCACAGCCTACGCTACTTTGGCAGATAAAGCTAGACCACAACAGGAAACTCAAGGTGAACCATATAGAGCCGAAGACGGCAATTACTACATTCGCCTAAAGTCGGGTGAACCTATTCCATACAGAGGTCCGGCTCCAGCGGCAAAGCCAGAAGGTAAGCCAGAGCAGAAACTGGTTGACGGCAAGGTGCAAATGGTTCAGTACTACAACGACGGGACATTTAAGCCTGTATCAGGACTTGCTGAAGTAGCAAAGCCAGAAGGCCAGCCACGAATGGAAATGCGCGGTGGACAACCTAAGATGGTCCAGTACTTCAACGATGGCACAAGCAAGGTGCTTGAAGGCGTATCGCAGTACAACGCACCATCTACTTCAATCACTGACGTTGAGTTTTTAACTGGAAAACAATTGGCAGGAACTGGCGCTCCTGGCGTTGCGCAAGTTCAAGACTATCGTAAGTCAGCTGCTGGAAACGTATCAGTTAGCACTGGTGAAAAAGGATTCACAAACGAGTTCAAGATCAAAGATGCGTTCAGCGCTGAACCGGTATACAAAGAATACCAAGCGATGAAGAGCGCGTTCTCGCAGATCCAAGAGTCACTGAAGAAGGCCAACCCTATTGGTGACGTTGCAGCCGCAACCAAGATCATGAAACTGCTCGATCCTGGATCAGTGGTGCGCGAGTCTGAGTTGGGTATTGCTATGGCTGCAAGCGGGAAGATGGACCGCCTGACAAATTACGTTGATATGTATAAGAATGGCACTCTGCTTACTCCTACACAGCGCAATGAGTTCAATGCGCTTGCAACTGAATTGTTTGCAGCGTCTTCCAAAGCGTACAACGACAAACGTGGCGAGTACGCTGGATTTGGCGCCAAGTACGGTATTGATGCTAACCAAGCACTTGGTGCGGCTGTAATAGTTCCTCAGCCAATGACACCAGCAGCACCTCCGGCAGCCGGTGGCGCTCCGGTGCTGACGTGGGATCCCGTGAATAAGAAATGGAAGTGAGTACATCATGGCTCAACTAGTCAACATTGAAGGCGTCGGGGTAGTCTCTTTCCCTGATGGGATGACGCAGGAGGAGATGGCCGCAGCACTGTCCCAGCTACCAGCCCAGCGCAGCGTAGCGCAGGACTTGGCGCGTCAGGTAGGACTCACATCACGCGCAGCATTGCCTGCCATGACGGGTGCTGCGATGGGTGGCATGGTGGGTGGGCCTCCAGGGGCTGCCATTGGCGCTTTGGGCGTCGGCCTTGGGACTATGGCGGGTGACCCTCTGGTGAGCCTGTTCAACCGCGCCACAGGCTACAAGGTTCCTACGCCGTCGCAGGCGTTTGAGAACATTGCCACCCAGATGGGACTGCCAACCCCAGAGACCCCGACAGAGCGCGTGGTGAGCGACATCGTTCGCGCCGGTACTTCCACAGTCGGATCAGCGCGTGGCGCTGGCATAGTCGCGCAGAACCTGGCAAACGCCAACCTGATGCGCGGCCAGGCAGCGGGTATCCCGTCCGAGGTGTTCAGCCTGCTCTCGCGCTACCCAGCGCAGCAGGTGGCCGCTGCTGGTGCGGCAGGCGCTGCCGGTGGCACTCTGCGCGAGTCAGGCGCAAGCCCAGGCGCTCAGATGGGCGGTGCGATGCTGGCGGGAATGGTCGCACCTGGTGGCCCTAAGCTGCCATTTACTCAGCGTGCGCTGGCAGCACCTGCCACCGTAGTGCAGCCGTTCACCCAAGCTGGCCGCGAGGTGATTGTGGGTAACGTGCTGAACCGGCTGGCGACCAACCCAGAGGCCGCACAGGCGCGTTTGGCTGCCGCTGCACCCCTAGTCCCAGGCGTGCGACCAACAACGGCAGGAACGGCATTTGACCCTGGCCTGGCGGCGTCTGAGACGGCCATCAGGGCGCTGGACCAGTCAGGCGCTTTTCCATCTCAAATTAGCGGGAACCAGAAAGCACTGCTGGACGCATACCGCCGACTGTCTGGTGGACCAGGCTCAATCCCCTACGCTGAGACAAAGCGTGCGGGAATCACCGGCCCTATGCGTGAGCAGGCGTTTGAGGGACGCGCACCTGTCACTACTGACGCCATCGAGGCGCAGATTCAGTCAACCATGAGTGACCCAATGAAGCAGCGCGGCGTGGTGCTGGACGCCATGCAGGAGGTGCGTAGGCTCATCAACGCACGCAAGGCTCCCGACGGGACTCTTGATCCTGCCGCGCTATACAGCGTGCGAAAGGACATTGCCGACATGATGTCAGGACGTTTGCAGGGCGAGAAGGCCAACCTACGCCTGGCGCGTGGTGAGTTGGCAGACTTGCTGCCGGTGATCGACAACACCATCGACTCGGGCGCTCCAGGGTTCAAGGCGTACATGGAGAAGTACGCGAAGATGTCAGGTCCTATCGACCAGATGCGCCTGCTGCAAGACATCGAGCGCCGCGTCACTACCGGCCAGCCCAACCTGATGACGGGTGAGCCGGTGCTGGCCGCTGGAATGTTGCGCCGTCAGTTGGCGACCCGCGCAGAAGAGATCGGCGCGGATTTGTCACCGGCTGCGCAGCGTAGGTTGGACAACATCATCACCGAGATCAATCGTGGCATGGCCGCTACAGCGCCAGGCGTGAAGGTTCCAGGCTCCGACACGTTCCGCAATATGTCGATGGGCAACATGATTGGAAAAATTTTCAGCGAGTCGATGGCAAGCAACACGACGCTGCGCACCATGACACGTCCGCTGGACTTCCTGTACAAGCTGCCGGATGACAAGATCCAGCAGTTGCTGGTGGAGGCCATGCTAGACCCGCAGACAGCGGCTGTGCTGATGAGCAAGGCCAACATGATGAAGGTGGAGCCCCTTGCTAAGTCACTGCGCGAGAAGGCAATTCGTATGGGCATGGGAAGCGCAATCGGCGCGGCACAGGAGTAAAGACGATGGCAACAGCATACCCAGGCGGTCTGCGCAAGCGCGGTGGCTTGCTGGACGAGTTTATGGCTCCAGACTACAGCTACCTCGCACGCAGGGCAGACGCAACTCCAGCACAGAACACTCGCGGGTTGGTAGATTACTTACGAGATGAGTACCCGAGAATATATGGTGCTGGCGCTGGCTTGCTGCAAAGCGATCCATATGAAACAGCGAATGCATACGGCGTGTTTGACCCGAACAGAAAAGCTGCATTTGAGGCTGCACAACTTGCATTTCCTGTTGGGTTGGCGCTTGATGTGATACCAGGAATTGGGGCACTGAAGCGGCCCGCGATGGCCGCTGGACGGTTTGTTGCTCCGAAAGCTGGATTGCTTGCAGAAGAATATATGCAGGGGATGGGGACGATGCCAAGCATTGTTCCTAAAGCGCCTCGCATGAGTGCTGCTGAGGCTGAGGCGCAAGGCTATTGGCATCCTATTGGAGCAGGGAAGAAGTTACCCATTCCAGTTTCAGAGATGAAGATGGAATTGCAGCCTATTGGTAATCTTCCACCCAAAATCATTGCGTCACCAGAAAAAATGCAAGGTGGTGCTATCACCCCATTCAGTGGTGATAGGTCTGCGGCTGGACAAAATCTTCTTGGCATTGGTAACACACGATTCCAAACACCTGTAGAACTACAAGGTGGCTATGACTTCATGCGAATGCAGTCGCCAACTGGTTCTGTTTGGGCATCAGAACAAGGTGCTGCTCAATCATTGCAAAACAGAATCAACGAGGCTGCGAAAGGAAACAGCGGAGATGTATACGGCGTATACACGGCTATGGGTCCTGAGTCGATGAATTTCAATACTATGATGTCCGATGCCCTGCTTGAACAGATGAAAGCTGGGAAGATTTCAAAGAAAAACATTGCGGCTTTTGACCGTGAAGTTAGAACATTGCGTCCAGAATGGGCTGGAGTTATGTCACCTGAGTCTCGCGCACAACTAGAAACTAATGGCGCGTTACGTCATGCTTTCGTTAACAGGATGCAACTTGACGAGTTCCAAAATGTAGGATTCCCAAATATTGCGTACACGCGATATGCCATCACTGACCCATTGCTGCTGAACGAGCCAATGTACTCTGGTGGACTTGCAATTGGGAAGATGAAACCCGAGGCTGCTTTGATCACCAATCCAATATCACCACACAAAACATACGACACGCAATTGGCTGGTGAATACTTTGGCGGCTTTGAACAGTCTGTTCCTAAAGAAGTTTTGTTCCCTGATTGGTACAAGATGCGTCGTCAAATTGGCGCTCCAACAAGTGGTGATGTCAGGTCATTTCAATTTGCAAAGCCTATACAACCAACGAATCAAGAGTGGCTGGACAACCTTATGAATTACATGGGAACCCAAAAATCTCTTTTAGATTAACCAGGATCAAGTCAACCCTATGCTGGGTCTCAATCTTGAATTCTGCTGGTTCAGATTGCTCTGATTCCACGGCCGATTCAATGTAAAGCTGGAGAGTGTTAAACGCCTCCAGCTTTTCTTCCTGCGTCATAGTTTCTAGTTTCTTCATCACTTCACTCCATAAAAAGCCGCCATCAGCGGATCAACCTTGATCTTCCTGCGCTTGCCACGCTCACGCGCCAGCCGAAAGTCCTTGTCCTCCTGGGACTCACGCTCACGCACTCTCTGCACGCGCTCATACCCTGAGTAAGCAGCAGGACGTGGAGCGTCAGTGCCTATCCCCCAGGCGTAGACACGGGCAATCGTCCCCCTGGTGCGGGACCAGCCTGCGACGTACACCTGGCCGCGCTCATGCATCTTCTTCATGTTGTACTCAACAGCACGCTCGGACAGGAACACCGTGGCCGCCAACTCCTTGCGAGTCAGGGGGCGCTTTCTGAGAGCGCTCTCAATCTGCTTTAGGCGGGTTGGCTGCACGTTCTACTTTCACTCTTTCCATCGTCGAGAACCGGTGGCCGTTGGCGCACTCATACCGGCGGTAGGTTTCGTTGTCGTATTTGTGCCTGGTCTCCAGCACGCGGGTCCAGGCGCGGCACTGTTCTTTTGGGCAGATCACTTGGTAGGCTTTCTCTGTTTGTCACGCGCCTGCTTACGCTTAGATTGGAACCCACTCATAGCATCCCACCTTTCAATGTGATGCAAGTTCCCTCAATCAGCGTGACCATGCTGCCACCTTTGAGCGCCATCTTTTGAAGATTTTCTTTTTGCACTTCTACTGATGAGCGGCATTGCTGCTCTGACTTGTATGAGGTCAGCGACTGCATGAACTCGCAGTTGCCATTCATGCAGACAAACAGGACGGGGATGTAGAGGATAGAGATCATGCTAACTTGCACTCCTGGGTGAACAGCGCGGCGACAGTGCCGCACATAGGCTCATACGTGTAGTAGCCCCAGGCCATGCAGGCTGAGACTATGACGGCAACAACGCCGATAAAGAAGAACACTGTCGCTATCAGGCCCAGGACAATGCTGGCCCAGGACTCGATCTCATCATCTGTATCCATGATTCGTACTCCGGTGAATCAAACACAAACAGCATGGCGCAGAGCGCCACAACGACTAGGCTAATTGGCCTTGGCATAGTCCAGTTCAATCTGAATAGACTTCAACTCCTGACGCAGAATCTCACATTCCTGGTCCATGCGTTTCTGCGTAAATTCAGCGCCACGCGCCCAGCCTGCGAGTGCAGCCTCGGTGCAGGCCGTGTGCAGCATTGTGGCCAGGTCACCGCGATCCACAATGCCAAAGTCGCCAACGGCGGGTAGGTGCGCGAACACTGTCTTCTTGATTTCGATTTCTAGAGGATTCATCATGAAAACCACCATTGAGTAAGGACGTAGGAAAGACCGGCGAGGATCGCGGCAGAGAGTGCCGCGTCGAGGATTAGTTTCTTCATGCTGCTGCTCCAATCTGAAAGGTTTGCTGAAGGTAGTGGTTTTGCTCACTGATGAGGCGCTGCTCATTGTCCTGCTCACGGCGGCGAACCACAAGGCGCTGGACATAGGAACGGTGGGGAACGGGTGACCCGTAACTCTTTGGCTCATGGTAGAAGTTGCGCTGGTGCAATTCCGACTCGCGCCAAAAGGCGGCAGGGTTCTCGCGCTGCAAGGAGGCGGCGACCTTGTCAATCTGGTCGCCTCCAAAGCAAGCGGCAGCTTTAAGCTGGCTGCGCTGGTAATCTGTGAGTTTCATTACGTTCTCCTGTTGTTGATGACGAAGTAATCATCTCATACATGACGACAACAGCAGTTGCGAAATGCATTAGGGAAAACACCTACTCTTTTCCGCGTACAATCAGTCATCTAGGAGTTGACAATACCATCATGGAATCCACTACACAACAAGCTATCCGAGCCATCCGCGAGAAAGCGGAGAGGTCCGGTTTCACTCTGAGCGATGTCGCATACGCGGCAGGCATTGACAAGGCCCAGGTGAGCCGCTGGAACACCGGTAAGGTGGTTCCCTTGTACAGCGCCGTCATCAAGCTGCAGGAGGCTTGCGACGCCCTAGTGGAAGTCAGGCTGGCGCAGCTACAGAAGGAGAGCCAGCAATGAAATATGTCATCGGCATCGACCCAGGCATCAGCGGAGCCATTGCATTCTTTGAGGATGGAGTGCTGGATTGTGTAGTGGATATGCCTACGTTGAAGATTGCATCAGGCAAGACCATGAAGAGCCACATTTCAGCGGTGACCTTGGTGGACATACTAGACGGCTGGTATCCGCGAAATGAAGCGCACGTTGTCATCGAGAAGGTTGGCGCTATGCCAGGCCAGGGCGTGAGTTCCATGTTTAACTTTGGGCGCAGTGCAGGCATCATAGAGGGCGTTGTGGCCGCTATGCACTTCCCTAGCACCTATGTCACTCCTGCCGTATGGACGAAGTCTGTAGGCCGCGCAGCGGGTAAGGATGCCAGCCGTATGCGTGCTATGGAACTGTTTCCGAGCAAAGCCGATCTATTCAAACGCGCCAAGGACGATGGCCGCGCAGATGCTGCACTCATTGCTTACTGGTATCTGACACGCCATGCTTGACCAACTACGCACCATGCGCGAACACATCATCTGGCTCGGCACTCAGCTAGAGCGTGAGCGCGAATCATCACGCGATAAGACTGTGCTGCTCAAGCGCCTGCT